TGCGTCGATATACGCGTTAACCTCGCTTTGGATAGACCTCGCAAACGCTCCGCCCTTGTAAGTTTCCGAAATATTCCCGCTCAAGCTATCGACCATGTGGCCGAACTCGTGGAACCAAGTTGTTCCCTGCGGCCTCCTGCCGTCCGACGAGAACACTTTGGAAAGGTTGAGCCGCACGCCATTGGCGGCTGGGTCATAGTGAGCCGTACCCCGCCAATTGCCGTCAAGGAGCTTGAACATGCTCTCGTAACCAAGATAAACCTGGCGCACGTTCTCGTCAGAACGTTTGAGAATGGACGCGACAGCCGACTTCTGCTTTTGATCGAGACCATCGTAAACCGGGGCGGCAGCATCATGGACTGTCATATACGCTGCTTCATCTTTTGGTTTAGCTTGCGGTTTCGGCGCGAGCTCATTTTTCCATTCCTCGTAGGTCATGCCCTTGGGCAGCTTGCTCCACCGCTCCGCGTCGTCCGTCTCGAAGCCCTCCACGGCTGCAATGACCGTGCATCGGCAGTTGCAAATCTCGGCGTACCTCGCCGTGGGGTCGCCAGGGTAGCGG